GCAGGCGCCGCCCGAGGTCGGCGGCCGGCAGTTCGACTATCCCGTCGGCTACAACCTCGCCATCGCGCCGCGCAGCGACGAGCCGATCAGCTTCGCGCAGCTGCGCGCGCTGGCCGACGGCTATGATTTGCTGCGCACCGTCATCGAGACGCGCAAGGACCAGCTCGAACGCCTGCGCTGGCGCATCCGCCGCAGCGATCTCGGCGATGGCAAGCCGCGCAATCGCGACGACGATCCGCGCATCGCCACGATCGAGGCGTTCCTGCGCATGCCCGACCGGGTCAATTTCTGGTCGACCTGGCTCCGGCAGCTGCTCGAGGATCTCTTCGTCGCGGACGCGCCGACGCTCTATCTGCGGCGCAATCGCGGCGGGCAGCTGCACGCGCTCGAGATCGTCGACGGCACCACCATCAAGCGCCTGATCGACGCCGACGGGCGCACGCCCGAGCCGCCCGATCCCGCTTATCAGCAGGTGCTGCACGGGCTGCCGGCGGCGGATTTCACCACGCGCGAGCTGATCTACCGGCCGCGGAACCCGCGGCCGCACAAGCTCTACGGCTATTCGCCGGTCGAGCAGATCGTGATGACCGTCAACATCGCGCTCCGGCGCCAGCTGCATCAGCTCGCTTACTACACCGAAGGCAACGTGCCGGAGGCGCTGATCGGCACGCCCGAGAGCTGGACGCCGCCGCAGATCAAGGAATTCCAGCAATACTGGGACGCGCTGCTCGAAGGCAATCTGGCGCAGCGTCGCCACGCCAAGTTCGTGCCGGGCGGCGTCGCCAAGACTTTCATCCCGACGCGCGACGCCGAGCTCAAGGGCGCCTTCGACGAGTGGCTGGCGCGCATCGTCTGCTTCGCCTTCTCGATCTCGCCGCACGGCTTCCTGGCGCAGATGAACCGCGCCACGGCGGAGACGGCGCAGCAGGCGGCGCTCAGCGAAGGGCTGGCGCCGATCCAGAACTGGGTGAAGCAGCTCATCGACCACGTGCTCATCACCGAGTTCGCCGCGCCCGACCTCGAATTCTCCTGGCGCGACGAGCGCGAGATCGATCCGCAGCAGGCGGCGAGCGTGGCGCAGATCTACGTCACCAACGGCATCAAGACGGTGAACGAGGCGAGGAGCGACCTCGGCCTCGACCCGGTCGAAGGCGGCGACGTGGCGCTGGTCTTCACCGGCGCAGGGCCGGTGCCGCTGGCGAAAGCGGGCGCCGGCGCCGCGCCCGCCGCGCCGGCGCAGCGCATGGCGCATGCGTCGACGCTCGCCAAATACAGCGCCGACCAGCCGCGCGACGAGGGCGGCAGATGGACGAGCGACGGCGGCGGCTCGCCGCTGCAAATCGCGGCAACCGACGACGGCAGCCGGAGCGATGCGGGCGGCATATTGCCAGCGGCGCAAGGTGGGCGCGCGACGTTCTCGCCCGACCCCAGCTACCGTCCCGACCTGAAGGACCTCGTCGAGCGCATCGCCAACGCTAGGCCGGAGGACGCGCCGGCGCTGCGGGAAGAGATCCGCGCTCGATATCACGACGTCGGCGACACCATTGGCGGCAACGCCCTGCACCAAGCGCTCAGCGAGGCACTCGAGCCCGGAGCAACACCGGCCGACCGCCAGGCCATTCTCGAAAGAATTGCGCACTATGCCAAGGGCAATCCCGAGGATGTGGGCGCGATGCGAGATGCGCTGGTTGGCGCGATCCTCCACGCGCCGGCCACGGGAGCGGCGCGGGCCGTCGGAGCCGCGCGAGCCGTCGCAGCCGCTCGCGACCCCGCAGCTGCGGGCCTGCTCCTCAAGTCTATCCTGGAGCAAAATCCCGCGGAGTACGCGAATGCGCGCGCCTCTTTCCTGCAATCAGCGCTGCCGGACGTAACGCACATCAAAGTCACAATGGCAACCGGTGTGGTGGAAGATGCACAAGGTCTCCGCTCGGTCGTCATTTCCTCGACTGAGGTAGATAAGGACGGACTGTCATACGTCCGTCCAACTGTGCAGGCGCTGATTCAGGCGGATGAAATTCGGGTACCATCGGGTACTCACGCCGAGATAAACATTCTTAATTACGCGAAGGCCAATAATCTGCGGGTGATTGCCGTGGGGGCAGGTAGACCATATTGTCCAGAATGTGCGGAAGCGCTTGATGCTGCGGGTAGCTTAGCAACCGGACCACGGAAGTAGGATCATGCCGAAGAATATACTCATTGGCGTGGTTGATGACCTAGCCGCCAAGGTCGAGAATGCAACAGATCGGGACCGGCGCGCAATTTCGCTTGCCGTATGCAAGATCGCCGTCAGTCGGTCAAGCCTCGATGCTGCGTTGGTCGCGACCGCACTCCAATTGCTGCAAAAGGGAATATACAAGGATGAGCGCATAACGTCCGCATTGGAACGGCTCGTCGAGGAACTTGACGATAGCTATTTCACGGCACAGAGCCGATTTGAGCGTGGCGATGGCAATGAGACGACGTATAGAGAGCTATTCAGCAAAGCCAGAGCCGCGAACGCCGTCCAGTTCGCATTCGACGCTGATCCGCTCGTCGCTGCCACTCATGCCATTTACGAGGCCTGCGCAGCCGTTGGAACGGATGCAACACGAACGGTCGTCACGCGCTTGCTAACGCAGGAGCGGTGAACGGAAGCCACCGCCGCTCGGCGGCGGATTGTAGCGGTCGCGAGCTTATCTGCTGGCCATGCCAAATTCGGCATGCAGCCGGCGTACTCGCAACCGGGCCAAGGAAGTAAACCGATGCCAAAGAACATACTCGAAAGCGTGTCGCGCGATTTGGCTGAACGGGTCGAAAAAGCGACCGATGAAGAAAAAAGAGCGATCTGCGTGCCGGTCTGCAAGTTGGCTGTGACGCGCACGGGCCTCGACGAGCCACCGGTGACAAAGGCGCTGCGGTTACTAGAAAATGGGATCTTCAAGGATCAGCAGGTGACGACGGCGCTCAAGCGACTTTTTTGGCGACCTCGATAATAGCTACTTCGCCGCCGAAGAGCTTTACAAAGAGGGAAAAGGAACGGAAGACGCGTACATTGCATTGGCTCGAAAAGCCAGGGCGGCGGATGCAGTGCTTGCATCTTTTAACGACGACGCTTTCGTAGCGGCGACCCACTCCCTCTATGAAGCGTGTGCCGCTCTGGGTAGCGCGGACGAGATACAGGCCATTGTCATGGACGTACTCGCCCGGAACCAGTGAACTGACGCCCCTGCAAGCGGATTTCACCACCTGCGAGCTGGTCTACCGGCCGCGGAACCTGCGGCTGCACAAGCTCCACGGCTACGCGCCCGTCGAGCAGATCGTGCCCGGCAATATATCGCTCCTGCTTCTGTCGCTCGATGCGAGGCAGGCTGAACACGAATACCGCAAGAGATCATGAGACCAGGGCGCCTGCGGGCGCCCTTCGCATTTCAGGGACAGGGAGACGACAGCGATGAAGCTCTACGCCGAGATCACCAAGATCGACCGCGAGCGGCGCATGGTGTTCGGCTATGCCAGCACCGAGGCGCTCGACAGCCAGGGCGAGGTGGTGCGCAAGGAGGCGATCGAGGCGGCGCTGCCCGACTACATGCGCTTCGCCAACATCCGCGAGATGCACCAGCCCTCCGCGGTCGGCGTTGCCAAGGAAGCGGCGATCGACGACAAGGGCCTCTACCTCGCCGCTCGCATCGTCGATGACGAGGCGTGGCGGAAGGTCACCGAAGGCGTCTACAAGGGCTTCTCGATCGGCGGCCGCGTCACCGACCGCGACCGCGCGCGGAAGCACGTCATCACCGGCGTCGAGCTCATGGAGATCAGCCTGGTCGACCGGCCGGCCAATCCCGAGGCGGTGATCGAGCTCTACAAGGCCGCGCCGCGGCAGCCGCAGCAGATCTGGGACTGCGGCGCCGTCGGCCATCGTCACCTCGTTAAGGCCGAGGCGGTCAAATGCATGGAACAGGCGGGCGCGAGCGCGCTCGCCGCGAGGGCCGCGCCGCCGTCCCCTCCGGCAGGCGCGGCCCTCGCCCCCGCCGCGGATGACGAGGGGCCGGACGACGCGACGCCGACGCCGGTTGAGCCGGCGGTGCGGTCGATGGAAGCAGCGCTTGACGGCGCGCTCGATCTCCTCGCCAAGGTCGGCGCGCGCCACGGCAAGGCCGACCTCGAGCGCGTGCAGACGCTGCACGACACCGCCGTCGAGCTCGGCGCCGATTGCCCCGCCGCCGCGAAGCGCGACGCCACCGCCGAGCCGCTGCTGCGGCAGGTTGCCGATCTCACCAAGCGCCTCGCGATCATCGAGGCGCAGCCGATGCCGGCCAAAGGCGTGACCAAGATCGTGGCCGTCGGCAAGGAGCAGGACGCCGGCGGCGCCGGCGCCGCGGCCGAGACGGTGGACGCCTTCATCGCGCGGCTCGCGGCGATGACGCCGGACAAGCGCTCGCACGAGCTGACCAAGCTCGCCTTGCGCCTACCGCAGCGCCTGCCGCGCTGATCAGTCAATGTACCGGGACGCCTAACCGGGAACGAGCCTTAGAGCCGCCTGGGCAACGGCACTCGCAGCGCCGGCCACTCGCGACGCGAGTGCCGCCGCATTGCCACGCCTCCGACGCGGAGGCCAAACGGAGCCCCGATATGTACAACGTCACCAAGGAGACGCTTGACCAGTTCAAGCAGGCGCTCGCCAATCCGAGCCAGGATCTGGCGAAGAGCATCAACCTCGCCACCGGCCTCATCGCCATCGATCTGCAGGCGCCGGCCAAGAACCTCTATCCGACCATCACGCCCTTGCGCAACTCGATCCCGCGCGTCGGCGGCGGCACCGGCACCGCGACGCAGTGGCGCCAAGTGAGCGCGCTCATCGGCTCGGGCTACGACGCGATGGGCTGGGTCCCCGAAGGACAGCGCTCGGGCCGCATGTCCTACGCCGCTGCGAGCAAGGCCGCGGCCTTCGTCACTCTCGGCGAGGAGGACCAGCTCAGCTTCGAGGCCGAGGCTGCGGCGCAGGGCTTCGAGGATCTCAACGCCACCATGAGCCTGCGCCTCCTGCAGAAGCTGATGCGCAAGGAGGAATCGGCGCTCCTCGGCGGCAATGCCTCGCTGGCGCTGGTCGCGCCGGCGACGCCGACGCTCTCCGCCTCGGGCTCCGCCGCGACCTTGCCGGCGGCGACATATTCGGTGATGGTCGTCGCGCTCACTTTCGAGGGCTGGAAGAATTCGACCCTTGCCGGCGGCGTCGCCACGCGGCAGACCGTCACCGGCGCCGATGGCGCGACCTATGTCCTGAACAGCGGCTCCTCCAACAAGTCGAGCGCCGCGACGCAAGCCGTGACGCTCGGCCAGGCGCTGTTCGCCTCGGTGGCGCCGCTGCCGGGCGCCGTCGCCTATGCCTGGTATGTCGGCACCGTCGGCGCGGAGTCGCTGCAGGCCATCACCACCATCAACAGCGCCGCCTTCGCCGCACCGCTTGCCGGCAGCCGCCAGGCCGCGACCGCGATCAGTCAGGACAACTCAGCCAACCCGGCGCTCGCCTTCGACGGCCTGCTCACCGCGGCGTTCAACCCGGCCAACGGCGCTTATGTGAGCACGCTGCCGACCGGCACGGCCGGCACCGGCACCGTGCTGACCGCATCGGGCCGCGGCTCGGTCAACGAGATCGACGTGATGCTGCAGTCGATGTGGGACAATTTCCGTCTCTCGCCGACGGTGCTCTACGTCAACAGCCAGGAGCTCAAGAACATCACCAACAAGGTGCTGTCGAACGCATCCGCCCCGCTGCTGCGCTACAACGTCCAGGCCTCGGGCGGCGCCGTCGATCCCTACGCCATCGTCGCCGGCGGCACGGTCGAATTCTACTTCAACCCGTTCTCGGTCGATGGCGGCACCAAGATCCCGGTCAAGGTCCATCCCGACCTGCCGCCCGGCACCATCGTCGGCTATTGCGAACACCTCCCGGCGGCCTACCAGTCGAACGAAGTGCCCAATGTCGCCGAGGTGAAGACGCGGCGCGATTATTACCGCGTCGACTGGCCGCTGCGCACGCGCCAGCGCGAGGTCGGCGTCTATGCCGAGGAGACGCTGGCGATCTACGCACCCTTCGCGCTCGGCGTGATCTGCAACATCGCCAACGGCTGAACCGCAAACGAACGGCCGGGCGGCGCAATCCGCCCGGTCACCTCTTTCTCACTGCAGGAGCATTCATGGCGAGGCTCAAAGCGCCGGAAAACGGCGCCGCCGTGCATTGGCGCGGCAAGGTCTACGAGATCCGCCGCGATGGCTCGGTCGTGGTGCCGGACGAGGCAGTGGCCGCGCTGCTCGCCCATGGCTTCGCGCCATGGCCCAGGGGCGAGACGCCGCCTGCCGGCAAGTCCAAGGAGTGAGCCATGGCCGCCGGCGATCTCACCACCCTCGCCAATGTCAAAACCTGGTTCTCGCCGCCGCTGACGACGACTGGCGACGACGCGCTGCTCATACGGCTCATCACCGCGGCGAGCCAGTTCATCCAGAGCTGGCTTGGCCGCCAGATCGCGTCGCAGAGCTATGCCGAGATGCGCGACGGCGCGGGCGGGCGGAAGCTCGTGTTCGCCAACGCCCCGGTGACGGCGGTCACCTCGCTCAGTGTCGATGGCATCGCCATCCCGCCGGCATCCGGCCCGAGCGCCGCCGGTTTTGTGTTCAGCGCGACCACGCTCTATCTGCAGAGCTATCTTTTCTCGCCGGGATGCCAGAACGTCGCCGTCGCCTATACCGCCGGCTATGCCGTGACGCCGCCGGAGCTCGAGCAGGCCTGCATCGAGCTGGTGGCGCTGCGCTACAAGGAACGAGACCGTATCGGCCAGGTCTCGAAGAATCTGTCGGGCGAAGTCGTCTCCTTCACGCAAAAGGACATGCCCGCCGACGTGCAGACGGTGCTCCAGCAGTACAAGCGGAGCTTCGTGCCATGATCGCGGCGGAAATGGAGATCGCCGGCGCAGACGCCGTCGCCAAACGGCTGCAATCCATGCCCGAGCGGATCGCGGCGCGCCTTGGGGTTATGGCGGGTCTCGGCCTCGAGCTGCGTCAGCGCGTCCAGGAGAGCATGGTCGGCAGCGGCTTGCGGAGCCGCAGCGGCCGGCTCGCCCAGTCGATCGAGGTGCAGGTCGACGGGACCTCCGCCACCGCCGGCATCGACGCCGCCGCGGTTCCCTATGCCGCCATCCAGGAATATGGCGGCACGACGCGCGCGCATGTCATCGCGACGATCAACGCCAGCGCGCTGCGCTTCCAGCTCGGCGGCCGGACGATCTTCGCCAAGCGCGTCATGCATCCGGGCTCGGTGATCCCGGCGCGTTCCTTTCTCGGCACGGCGCTCGCCGAGCTGGCGCCGGCCGCCCGCGGCGCGATCGCGGACGCGGCTTTCATGGAGGCGCAAGCATGAACCGCGAGCCGATCTACGGCGCGCTTTTCGCAAAACTAGCCGCGGCGGCGAATTTCGTCACGGCGAGCCGAAGGCTGCGCCACTGGGCCGATGTCGGGCCGGCGGAGCAGCCC